GTATCGCACAAGGATATATGCCAGCATTCATCGTATTTTCAGGTGGACTGTAAGTGCGGGGCATCGGGACCGATAGCAGATCACGATTATCAGTCGGACAGCGACGGCTATCAGGCTGGGCTGGAGCTCGCCGTCGAGTTGTGGAATACGCGGGCAACGTAACGAGGTGGTTAAAACATGTGAAATATGTATAATGGAAATCCACATCTTGCGAGATCAGTCACGGGCGGATTCCAAATAAACGCCTCTTAGGCGGTCTACATGACCGCCATTTTTTTAGGATGAAAATGCACCTAAAAATAGCCCGCCGCGGGACCGGGATAGGACTAATCCTATCCAGACGCACTAAACAAATCACCCTGACAAAACACGAAGCCCGACATCTGATAAAACAGATATTGACTGCTATCGGAAATGTGGAAAAGAAAAAAGGAAAGCTAGATATACAAACAGAACTAGAAGTCCTGACTGGAATAATCCAAGATAAAGAGGAGGGAGCCTATGATTACATGCTTAAATTAATGACTTGTATCTCAGACCTCCCCCCGGATATCTGGGATACCCTCTCAGAAGAAGCCCAAAACTGGTATAATGATGCTGCAAAAGCCTATAATAAACAAATGAAAATACCGGACTTTAGAGCGAGCAAGCGACATGCCGAAAAAAGCCAAAAAAAAGCCTAAGCGCAAATTGAGCAAAAACTCAATCAATAATCTTCGGCCGCAATGGACCCCGGAGCAAGCAGCGATAGCAACCGCCGCCGCCGCCGAAACCCATAGAATAAACCCAACACCGAAGAACCTAAAAGCCATAAAGCTGATGGCTATGCAGGGTATGGCAGAGGGAAACATAGCCTATTGTTTAGGGACGAGCCCAGACGTGATGACACGCTGGAAGAAGGAACACCCGGAGGTGGTGGAAGCACTGGAAACCGGCAAAGCGGAAGGTGAGCATAAATGCAGTACCCTGATACACCAAGAAGTGGAAAAAGGCAATGTATCAGCGGCAATGTTTGTACTGAAAACTAAATATGGCTGGAAAGAATACAACGTCATCCAACTCCCGAAAGACGACGACTCCAAAACCACAGCGCAGCAAATCCTCAGCCGCCTTACCGATGAGGAACTCGGGCAAGTCAAGGAGATTATCTCCCGGGCAACTGGCCGAGTTGTTATCGATGGAGGATGTATGGGCAGAGGAAGCGCGAAGACGGTTAAGTAGTTACGTCGTACAGGCATGGAAGATACTGGAGCCAAGCACAAAATTTGTGCCGGGCTGGCATATTGATTTGATATGTGAATATCTGGAAGCGGTCACAGCCGGCGACTTACAATTCCTGATATTCAATGTCCCGCCGCGAAACATGAAGTCGTTACTGGTCTCGGTCTTATGGCCTACTTGGGAATGGGGACCGCAAAATCGCCCGCACTTACGTTATCTATTTTCGTCTTATTCCGGCGAATTATCCATTAAACACAGCGTGGATAGACGGATCGTGATAGAATCCGATTGGTATCAAAAGCATTGGGGAAAAGGATTCAAATTGACAAGCGATAATAACCGCAAGACCGAATTCGAGAATGACAAACGGGGCGTAATGTCCACAACATCAACGGGTGCGACGGCCACCGGTAAAGGCGGACAAAGAATTGTGATTGATGATCCGCTAAACCCAAAACAAGCGTTATCAGATTCCCATAGACTGGGAGCTAATCGACATTTTGATCAAACCCTCTACAGTCGGCTGAATGATAAGTCGAAAGATGCCATGATTGTAATCATGCAGCGCTTACATGAGCGGGACCTAACAGGCCATTTACTAAGCCAAAAAAAGGAGATGGGCTGGACGGTTATAAGCCTGCCGGCAGAGGCTCCCAACAAATCTAGTATTATCTTGCCACGTACCGGCAAGAGGATAACCCGGGAACCCGGAGATGTATTGTGGCCTGGCAAAGAACCGGAAAGTGTGTTAGCACAGCATAAAATCGCCCAAGGGGCATATGCCTACGCAGGGCAGTATCAGCAAAAACCAGCGCCGGAGGAGGGCGGATATGTTAAAAAAGCCTGGTGGAGAAGGTATAATACTACTATAATGCCACCATTCGATCAGTTGATTATTAGTTCGGATCTGGCGCTGAAAGAGGCGAAAACCAGCAGTCATGTGGCAAATCACGTCTGGGCATCCAAAGGACCTAATAAATACCTCTTGGACAGAGACTACCGGAGAATGGGATTTAACGAGTCTATACAGTCTATATTAACATTAAGGAAGAGATGGAATACGGAGGAAACACCAGTAACCGGTATTCTGATTGAAGACAAAGCCAACGGCCCAGCAGTGATTGAAGTGCTGAGACGGGAAATACCGGGGGTGATCGCTGAGAATCCCGAAGGCAATAAAATATCGAGGGCTATGTCTCAAGCTCCCCAAATCGAGGCCGGGGGTGTCTGGGTACCGTCAGAGCCATGGGGAGAAGAATTTATAGAAGCGTGGGCTATCATGCCAAACGGCGAAAACTGGGATGATATAGACGCGGCCTCGCAGGCTTTAAAATACCTAGCCAGATATGAAATAATGCCATCACAGTTAGAATCATTTATTGGCGGGACATTAAGCGCCTCACAACTTGACATAGGACAAGACTGGTAATGGAACGTACACCGCTATTACGCAAACCGTATGCAAATGTAGCCAGTATTCAGGATAGAAAGTCATTGGGAGGGGAAGTCATGTTCGCCGATCCGATGCGGATATTCCCAGGCCAGGCTACTGTATATAATCCCTCAATCTTGGTCTCGAGGCATTCGATGCGTGTTTTCGAGAAAATGCGCCGGGACGACCAGATAAAGGCAGCACTGAATTTCAAAAAACAAGCCATCGTCGCCTCCGGATGGGAGATTGTAAGCCCAAAGGATCAGCCGGATGAGTGGGAAGTGACAGAAACCATAAGGGAGAATATGGCGGAAATCACAACCGACGAACGGACGCTAGATGATCTACTGACTGAAATACTAAGCGCTTTGGACTTCGGGTTTTCCATATCTGAGAAAATCTACGATCAGTCGGAAGGCCAAATCTGGCTGGAAGACATACGTACAGTCAGTCCGCATGAGATTGAATTTGAGCAAGCGCCGACTGGGACACTGGAAAGGATTATACAAAGCCAAACCGGAGCTCAAGCCAGGCAGGAAGTTCCAAGGGAAAAAGTCGTTTTATTCACCCATCAGCGGGAATTCGCGAACCTATACGGTACATCAGACTTAGAAGCCGCATATAGGGCGTGGGTAGTCAAGGATAATTCCTACAAATGGCTGGCGATGTATTTGGAGCGGCTAGGAATACCGCCTATTTTCGCTCTGTACAATCCAAGGGTCTACAACGGCCAGCCCTTAAATGATTTAAAGACTGTTATAGACAGAATGCAGGCGGCGACGTTTGGCGCGTTACCAAGGGCAAATAAAGATGACCTGGATTTTTGGGCACCACAATTAGCCAATCAAGCCCAGTCGGTATTTATCCCTGCAATAGAAATGTTCAATAAGGATATGGCTAGAGCATTACTCATGCCGTCTCTGCTTGGGTTTACCTCAGACGGAGCCGTTGGGTCACAAGCCAGGGCGCAGACGCATTTTGATGTATTCCTGTTGGCAATCGAACGGCTGAGGAAACAACTATCGGCAACAATCCAGGCACAAGTAATCAGGCCGCTAGTCAAATTGAATTACGGCGAGCAAGAAGCATACCCGGATTTTCGATTCTTGGCTTTGGATGAAGATGCCAAAGTTGGATTATTAGAGCAATGGACCAGCATGATAAATGCTAGAGTCGTAACGCCGCAACAATCTGATGAAGGACATATTCGATCATTATTGAAAATGCCGGAGCGCCAAGAAGGCGATGAAATGGTAATCCCTGAGATAGAACGGGAAATAGAGACAGAACTAAAAACTAATCATAGAAAGTATCAAGTAGCCTTGTCTGTAGATTATGCCGCAATAGACAAGAGATTGTTAGGGATCGAAAAACAAGTTCGCGAAGATTTAAAAAGCGCATTAATAGATGTGAAGGAAGCATTATTAAAACGCGCCGAAATGAAAAAGGAGCCAGTAAAGATACTCAAAGACATAAAGCTACGGAAATTCAATATTGTTAGACAAGGAATCAGGGGCTTTCTTCGGGACGTTTTTGAGACAGGGAGACAAGATTTACGAAGCGAACTAGTAAAGATACATACGCAAAAGTATGCATCTCCGATCTATACACCAACTGCTGCGTTAAAATGGCTGGAACAAAAAGCATTCTGGATAACTGGAATTCTGGAAGACAGGATTCTGAAAGAAGCCCAAGCGATCTTAATGAATGCCGTTAAGACGGGCGAGGCAGGACGAGAGACAAAGCAGAAACTAGCAACATTGTTTGATCCATATATCGGTGATCCGGATATATTGAGAGCTGGCGAGGCATTAGAGCCAAGGCATTTAGATACTATTGTAAGAACAAACCTGACAGATGCGTATAACGTCGGACGACTGACGGAGGCCCGTAATCCTGAACTTTCGGAGAGTATCAGGGGGATGATGTATTCGGCGGTCCTGGATAACAGAACTACAGAGCAATGCAGTCTTCTGAATGGCAAAATCATTAAGATAGATGACGCTAATGCAGACAAGTTAACACCGCCGTTACATTATAATTGCCGGTCCATTTTGGTCGCAGTACCGTATGGCGTCCCGATAGATGATTATGAAATGATCGATCAGAGCACGGCAGGGAAAGCGTTGGATTTGACGGAGACGGGATTCGGAGGAACCAGACAACGGTAATAAACAAGAGGGCATCAAAATGACAAAGATAGGATTTATCGGCTTGGGTAAGCTAGGACTTCCAGTCGCTGCAGCCATGGCTTTGAAAGGCGCTGATGTGATGGGATACGATATTGAGAAAAAAAGAATGTCGTATGGAAAACAGCCATATCAAGAAACCGGCCCGGATGGAGAGGGAGATTTTAATGATATCTTGGCAATGATGGAATCTATCACATATGGAAATCTGACATTTGGATCGATTCAAGAAGTCGTTAATCATGCTGAGATAATATTCCTCGCAGTCCAGACACCGCACGATGAAAGGTTTGATGGATCAAAACCACTAGAGGACGATCCGGTAGATTTTGACTATACCTATCTGATAGAAGCTGTAAAGTCTGTAGTATCAATCTCCGTAACAAACCCCAAGATATTGACGGTAATAAGCACGGTATTACCGGGTACGATGGAGCGCGAAATAAAACCGTTACTCACAGATGATTGGAAGCTTTGCTATAATCCGGCCTTTATTGCGATGGGGACAACGATGCGGGATTGGCTCAATTCGGAGTTTATCTTGCTGGGGGTCGATGACGAAGACGCGGCGAGATGGGTGGAATTATATTATCGCGTAGTCTTACCGTCTGTCCCGATACGCCGAATGTCAGTCCCATCAGCGGAGTTAACCAAGATAATGTATAACACGGCTATATCACAAAAAATAACCCTTGCGAATACTGTGATGGAAATTTGTCACAAAATACCGGGGGCTAATTGTGATGACGTAACCAAAGCCATGCAATCAGCATATAGGCGTGTAACAGGGCCGCAATATATGAGCGGAGGTATGGGCGATGGCGGCGGCTGCCACCCAAGGGATAATATAGCGATGATGTGGTTCGCGGATAAGTTATGTCTTTCTCATAATCCATTTAGCCCGGCAATGCGAGGCCGCGAGAAGCAATCCATGTGGTTAAGATCGTTAATCTTCAATCACTACCGAGGACAGGAGATAGTAATAGCAGGTTACGCCTTTAAGCCTGGAACGAATATCATTGCCGGATCGCCTGCTTTGTTGTTGTATAATCAGCTTAGGCAAGATGGATGGACAGTCGAATTATGCGATCCACACGTAAACGAGAAAGATAGTTGGGACAAGATCAAACCGAAGGCATTAATTTTTCTAGGCTGTAGACACCCGGAGTTTAAAGGTAAGTTAGATTGGCCCGAAGGATCGACCGTAATCGATCCATTCAGGATAACTCCGGATCAGAACGGAGTAACAGTTATAAGAATAGGTGCTTAAAGATAATGGGATTATTCACAACGAGAGCGCCGAAACTCGTTAAAGGCGTACGGCAGATAGGGCATCACGATGGAATTAATAGCAGTGATATGCCTGTTGATATATGGGCATACGGGGGACGATATCCATTCCCGACATCAGTACAGACAACGACCATTGTAAGTGATGTGGCAGAAGATAACGCCGCCGGCGGTGGAGCGCGCGCGGTGGAAATACATGGCCTGGACAGCAATTACAGCGAAATATCAGAAACAGTAACCATGACTGGCACTACAGCCATAGTAATGGCAAATAAATATCTACGAATAAATGAAATTGAAGTCTCGGGAGTCGGTTCGGCTGAATGGAATATGGGAAATATCAGTGTAGCACATGGCGCAACAACGATAGGATATATCCATTCGGGCGGAGGACATTGCGAAGCTGCGATATATACAGTATCAGCGGATTATGACTTTGCGACAGTCGAGGGGTGGTATGCATCGTTATATGGGATTTTGACTCCATCAGCGCACATGGAATTCCAAACACGGACTAATAGCGGGGCATGGCTGACACGGATGACAGCGCAAATATCAGAAAATGCACCATTGAATTATCAAGCATTAATACGCGAGGATTATGCAACACCATTAGATATCCGTGTAAGATGCCGGACACTGACAATAAATTCATCGGGTATTGTTGGAGGTTTTGCGATTAGCGTGGGGAATAATGCATAGATGTCTAAATGATTAAAAAAATATATCTAGCTCAGGTAAACTATCGCTTCGGCGATAATGCATTTCTTCCATACAGTATCGGTAGACTATGGGCGCATGCAAAGGAACATGTACAACAATATGAATTGAAGGAAATGCTGTGGCAGCGCGAGCCTATCCATCAAGTAACAGAACGGATGGATAGCCCGGACGTATTAGGACTTAGCACGTATATCTGGAATGAACAATGGAACCTATGCTTAGCCAAGGCGATAAAACAGAAATATCCAGATTGCCGGATTATTGCGGGCGGCCCGCAAATCCCTACGCAGGAAATAGAGCAGTATATGGAGGAATATGGAATAGATACGGTGATAATCGGAGAGGGAGAGCAGGCGTTTGTTGAAGCTCTACAAGGAAAACGCGGGATTATCCATGGCGGACGTATAGACGATTTGAATCTGTTACCGTCACCGTATTTAACAGGCGTGTTTGATGAGTTGGTTAAAGACAAGTCTATAAAATGGCAACCGCTGCAGGAGTGCGATAGGGGATGTCCATATAGCTGTCAATTTTGTTGTTGGGGAATAGCGTCAATGAATAGAGTCCGTCAGTTTCCAACAACGACGCTAACGAAAGAAATAGATTGGTTTGCAGTCCATGAAATGGAGCTTGTATATAACGCCGATGCGAATTATGGGATGTTGGATTATCATGAAGTTATAGCGGATAAACTGATAGATTGTAAAAAACAAACAGGATATCCGCAAAAATTCAGGGCCGCTTATGCGAAGAAAATCACAGATAGAGTATTCAGGATAGCGAAAAAACTATCCGACGCGGATTTGTCCAAGGGGGCAACGATTAGCTTTCAGTCAATGGACAAAGACGTATTGGAATACGTAAAGCGGATTAATCCGGTGCTAAAGACGTTAGTAGATACATTCAGATGTTACGATAAAGCCGATATTCCGACATATACAGAATTGATAGTTGGACTACCCGGCGAGACTTATGATAGTTTCGCAAATGGAATAGCGGAATTGTTGGAAGCCGGACAGCATAAGGGATTGAATGTGTATCCTTGCATGTTGTTGAAGAATAGCGCCATGTCAACACCAGAATATAGAAAGAGATACGGACTAAAGACTATCCGCGTAAACATGCTAATCCTGCATGGCGTCCCTGATGAAATCCCGGAACAATATGATTTGGTAGTCGAAACCAACGCCATGCCATATGCAGACTGGCATAAGGCATGGGAATTTGGAATTATTATCCAAGCATTGCATTGTGGAGGAATCACTGATCAGTTATCGAAAATGGCATATGAAAAAGGAATAGGATATAGGGAGTTTTACGAAACTATAATCCCGATAATCCCGGTAAGAAGCTGGTTAAATGATGTGATCGACAGAGCCTTAGAGGGGGAACCGTGGGATACCGTATTACCAAAATATGGCAATGTACAATGGCCATTGGAGGAAGCGGTTACATTATTACTTACGGAAAACCTAAAGACATTTTATCAAGATCTATTTAAATTGATGTATACCAGGAAATGGATAACTGTACATCAATGGCATAAGCAGCAAATGAAAGCGCCAAATCCGAATGAGTGGAAAGATCTAGAGACATTCGCGCGGGAAGCTATATGGTACGGACGGAAAGGCAAACGGAGGGCGATAGTATGAGGATAAGCGTAGTATTACCTTTATTACTGCCTGATAAATTTACGATAGCTATGACGGAATTCGCCATAGCCGCTATGCGGTGTCATGCAGTTAATCCGTTTGAGCTGGTAGTGGTAGAGACTGGGACTAATCATTATCAATCCAGGTCAGTTGGAAATAATGCAATTATAGATACGTATATTTACAGGCCCACAAAGTCCAGTTACGTAAAAGATTGGAACCTGGGTGCAGATAAAGCAAGCGGTGATTATCTGGTCCATATGGGGAATGATGTAATAGCGGGATATGGATGGGACAAAGCGTTATTACGGCCATTCGAGATATATAAGGATTGCGGCGTAACATGTACGGCGGCGACAGAACCGGGAGCGTTTATCGGGCCGCGTCAGCCATTGGATTTAATCGTAGAGGGCATGTTCGCGCCCATGATGATGTTTGGCAAAAACTGGCGCTTGGATTCGGCGTATGAGGGGGGATATAGTGATGCTGATCTAGTCATGCGGATTTATGATAATGGCCAAAGGGCGTATAGAGATTGCAGTAGCCAATGTCATCATCTGGACAGAATGACATGGAGCCGAGCCTGCAATGACCGCGGCGAGGCCCAAATGGCGGATGGGGAACGAAAATTCTATGAACGATGGAGCAATTCCCCGCTAATGATGTTTGGAGTAATCCGTGCCGGCGGCTGGACGTATGGACGGGAACATGAATCGTTATTGGCTGATATACCAATGAGGGGAAGGGGATAAGCAGAGGTGCGGGGCAAGAAAGGCCGATATCATCTGGCGCATGAGGCCGAACTTGCCAGCGACCTGGTGGAAAAACATGTCCGTACACGTTTACAGAAGGTTTGGATGCCGGAACATGGATTATTTTTAGCGATTATCATCCGCGCAATAAGAGACACTCCCAAGAAAACCATTGATACCTGGTTTGAAAGTATCGTTTGTCGGGCGATATGCCGTGTCCTATGGTTGGACGACGTATGGTTAATGGATATCCTGAAACAATCCGGTTTAGTCAACAAAAAACGGGAATTGATTGGGTTCAAGGGGTTTATTTACGCAAAAACAAGTATATCATCCAGTCAGGAATATGGAAAAAGAGTATATAATCGAAAAGCGCGGCAGCGAGTGGTGCCTGTTGACTAGCGACGGCACCAAGACTATCGACTGTCATCCTACCAAAGAATCCGCCGAAGCCCAGGAAAGAGCCATTCAGGCCGAGAAAGCCAAAGATTACGCATATAAATTGGCAAACGTGGAATTGTTTGAGGCCGGTACGCACAACGGCGATAAATATACCGAGAAAGACCTGGATGATATTGTCGAGGCATACAGCAAACAAGGATTTCAGGCTCCGTTAAAAGCAGGACATGCCGATACACCGGGCAAGCCCGCTTTAGGATGGATAGCGAATCTCAGGCGAAACGGGACAAGGCTAATCGGAGATATTACCGATATACCGAAAGAGATTTATGAATTAATCAAAACGAGAGGATATGACAGGGTTTCCTCAGAAATATTTTGGAATCTGGAAAGCGCCGGGAAGAAATACCGACGGGCGTTAAAGGCGGTAGCGATTCTGGGGGCGGATATACCGGCAGTATCTACATTAACGCCATTGCATAAATTATTTAGCGGTTGCGAGGGAACAGTAAAATACTATGACGCAGGAGGTAATGAAATGAACGAGCAGATCAGCGAGCTGCAAACCCACCTTGAGGAATTGCAGGCCAAGATCGAAGCCATGAGCAAAGGGAAGAAACTGGAAGACGGCGACGCCGATCTGTTCGGGAAACTCCAGACACAGGTTGCGACGCTGGAACAGAAACTAGCCGATGCAAACAAACAGCATGCAAAGTTTGTAGCGACTCAAGATGAATTGGCCGACGCCCAAAAGCGTATTCATGCGCTGGAGGAGGAAAGACGGCAAAATAGCATCAAAGATATGGTGACTGATGTTAAAGTACCGGCATTTCGTCCCTACATACAGGCATTGCTTGATGCGGCTACGGCAGACACAGAACCGCGTGTCGTGAAATTCTCACGGGCCGGTAAAGAGGAAGATTTGACGGTGGAGCGAGTCGTCAAGGATTTGGTGGTTGAGCTGAATAAACTATCTCATGGTTTGTTCAAGGACTATACCCATGCCAATCGCCGCAATCTATCGGATGACGACATTGACTATGCGGATCGTCAGGCCGTGTCGAGTTTGGTTGATCGAAAAACCCGCGAATATATGGCAAAGCACAGTGTAAAAGAATATGGCATGGCGCTAAATGCCGTACTTGAGGCGGAGCCTGATCTGAAAGCCGCGTATTCGAGCTAAGGAGGATAAGAGATGAGCGCAACGAGCGGAGAGAAAAGATACTTGCCTGGCATCGAAGCGGCGGGCGATCTAAGCGCCAAGCAATATCACATCATGCGATTAAGTGATGCCAAGGTCTGTAATCAGGCGTCAAATGCCGGTGATGCCGCATTGGCTGGAGTGTTGGATAACAAGCCCGATACTGCAAACCAAGCGGCGGCAATCGTCAGGACTGGCATGACACCGGTAACGCTAGGCGCGTCACTGGGAGTGAATGCGAGATTCACCACCAATGGAAGCGGCCGCGCTGCAGCGGTGACTAGCGGACAATATGTCATCGGTATCACGCTTGAGGCCGGTACGGCGGACGGTGATATTGTAACGTCCTGGATACATGATCCGTATTATTTCGGCGGCTAAGGAGGAAATAAAATGCCTACTGGAAAAGATCTACACCTTGATGCGCCGCTGGCTAATTTCGCAGTCCAGGCGTTTCAGAGCTCACAAGCGTATGTCGCGCCTCAAATCCTGCCGGTTGTCCCGGTAGGAAAGCAGAGCGATAAATACTATGTTCTCGACAGAGACTCATGGCTGATGATGCCGCAAACGACAAAGCGCGCTCCAAAGACAGCCCCGCGCCGCGTGGACTGGAAAGTATCAAGCACCAGTTATTATGCGGACAACTACGCACTAGCCAACGAGATCGCGAAAGAAGATGTATCAAACGCCGATACCGCTCTCATGGTTAGACAGAGATCGGTGGAGTTCACCTCGGAAATGCTGATGCGGGATTATGAGCAGAGAGTGGCGACATTGCTAACGACTTTCGGCAATTACAATGCCTATAGCTCATTGACGGGTGCCACGGCCTGGAGCGCTACGGCAAGTGCGGATATTCGCAGCCAAGTAACGAGTGCCCATGCTTATGTTAGGCAGCAAACCGGAATCAGGGCTAACACGCTAATCTGCGATTATGACAGTTATGCTTTAATGTCGCAGAATTCACGACTGCTAAACAATTTTGCATTTACTCAAGTCCCCGGGATGTTAAATGATCAGCAGCTTCGGCAAGTCTTGAATGTCGAGAGGATTGTTGTAGCAGATGCGATCAAAAACACGGCAGGACTAAAGGCAGGAACCAGCGTATTCAGTTCATCGAATATTTGGGGATCCAATGCAATACTCTGCCATCTTGCGCCAGCAACAACGACGAAGGCCATGACGTTTGCGGCGGCCTTCAGATGGACCCCCGCCGGAATCCCGGCACCATTTAGCGTGTTCCGTTATGATGATCCGGATCCTGGCAAGAAAGTTGAAGTCGTGGAAGTCGGATATTATCAGGATGAGGTAATCATCGCGGCCGATCTTGGGTACCTGATTACCGGCACGCATTAGGGGAGGTCCAAATGATAAAGGACCTTAAGCAGTCTGCCCGCTTCGCCGAGGGATGCGCCCTCGGCGAGGTGGTGCGCGCTGAAATCTATCGAGGCCACAGAGGATATTATCTACCAAATCCCGATGAATGCCCTTGCGTAGATGATTTAATCGTCAACACCGGAAGGAGCTATTTAGCCCAACGAATCGGAGCCAATATCAACTCGCCCATGGCGCATATGGCCATAGGATCCGGTAGTACGGCGGCGGCTTTGACGGATGGATCGACACCGGGATTATACGGGGAAATAAACAGAAAAGCGCTGAGCACTAACAGCGCTCAAACTAACAATGTATATACCGCCGTCGCGACATGGGGCGGCGCTGCAGACAGTGTGCAAAGCATCGCCATTACCGAAGCCGGAGTGTTTAACCATGCCGGAAGCGGTCAAGGCACTTTGTTTCAGCGTGTCACATTTGCCTCCGTCACTTTGGCGGACAGCGATTTATTAAAAGTCGAATTGACAACGAATGTAGGCAGCAATACGATCTAACATAGACAGGGGGCTTCTATGGAATTGAAGATCGCAATAAGTATACTTGTTGGATTAATGGCCTTGAGCGGATCTGTTGTAACCGGATACCAATGGCTGGATACAACATATGCCAAACAAAATGATTTAATCGTAGTTACTATGCAAGCGCAGGATGCACTTGACGCCCGCATAGAAGATGTAACCCGCCGGATTGTCTTGATAGAACGCCGAGCCAAGGAAGGTACGGCGGCTAGTTACGAATTACAAGAACTTCCCCTATTAAAACGCGAACTGGAACGATTACGTAATCTTCGTTACGGGAGAAGATAAGGAGACATCATGAAGCGATATCGCGTAACATCCTATTGTCTAATGCTATTATTGATAGCCTGTACGACAATGCCAAAAACGCCACAGGGCTGGATTAATGAAGGATTGATCTTAATTACGGCAACTACCCAAGTTGTAACCCAACAGTTAAAGGATGAAATCATAACCAGGGAAGAAGCGGTTAAATACCTGGCGAAACTTAAAAAAGCGAGAAGTCAATTGGACGAAGCGCGGGAATTGTTGGATAAAGGGTTAAGTCTGCAAGCCGAGGACAAGGCGAAATTAGCCCATAATCTGACATTGATTCTTCATCGCGAGTTAGCAAAGAAAGCGAGGGAAGCAAAATGAATACATACGAGTTAGTAAGTATTACTCTCACATTGGTAGAAATGAAAGTCCGAATCGACGATATACGCCTGGCTCTGGATAAAGCCCAAGCCGAAGGCAAGACGGAGGAGGAACTGGAAACCATACTTGTTGAAATGAGCGATAAAGCATTTGAGGAATTGGACAAAGAGTTAGGATGAGGGCGTTTCGCCATATTCGAATACGAAAAGGGCTGACTAGGGAATCCATAGCCAGACAACTTCGCATACATCCATCGCAAGTAAGAAATTATGAGACGGATAAACCAGTAGACGAAAAAGCATTAAATAAACTCAACAGCCTAAATGTAAAATGGCAGACGGAGGAAATATGAACGGATATAAAACATACACAGTAGTAGCAGGAGTAATCCTTGTAGCGATAGGCGGTTTCTTGTCCGGTGATTTGTCGGTACAAGAGGCTGTAAATCAAATTCTGCTCGGGTTGGGAATAGCCGGTTTGAGACATGGGGTATCTAAGGGCTAAGCCGACCCGTTTTACGCGCGTGTACGGCCGTGTACGGCATTTGGGGGGATTATGGACTGGATACGTAAAAGTATATTAATAGGGTTAATCGGGATAGCCTGCCAGGTTTCGGCAGCAGTCCTGCCTACGAACACAATCCATGTGACATGGAACCCGCATCCCAACCATTGCGCCGCGCCGAATGTAGAGGCGAATTGCGCGCCGGTCACGATAAAGACGTTTTACAGAGTAGTGGCCAGAGGAACCGCTTTAGACTCGGGGGCCTGGAATCAGGAATTGTGTCAATCAGTCGGCGGGACGGGATGTACATCAACTGGAATCGCGGCTAATGGCGGACAGTCGATCCAAGTCAAGATTCAGGCATGTTGGATTGACCCCAGAGGATCGAGTCAGACAGAGGAATGTATGCCTTTATCGGAGGGGGTCGAGTACGTCGTCCCTTTCGGACCGGGGAACCCGACGGGCCTGACCGTCACCGTAGAGTGATCATGTGGATCATAGGGATCATTCTGCTGGCGCTCGGATTGGGATAGTCAAACTGTTCCATCGGCTGGATTGGTTTGTCGTCAACGACGGAGAATGGACCCTGACGTGCCGATTACCAAGAGACCTACCGAGGGTCGGAAAGAGCAAGCGCGACGATCAGCGATCGGCAGCGATAAACAAATTGAAACAAAGAGGCTATGAGAAGACGAGCACATGGCGAGACTGCGGATCTTATTCCGAAGCTGTGTTTCGGCGATCATGTTCTCAAACATGACCTACGCCTCGCATTGCGGCCCGGGCCTGGCGGCGGAGGATCTATCGGGATACTGCCGGGCTCGCCCGCCAACGATGGGCGCGCTAGAGGCGCGGGCGCGGCTTAATCCGCCGAGCGGGCTGAAACTGCAAATAGGAGATACATTGTGAGAAAACTGCTATTTATCTTTACATTATGTTGCCAATTCTAGTATTTTCAGCCCCGACAACGCGAGACTGCGGGTCTTATTCGGAAGCGGTATTCAATCGGAAGCGGTAATGAGCGAGATCAGATATTATATCCTGCCTGCGATAAGAGACCCGAGCTGGCAGAACAACCCCGACAACACCGGCCCGCCTCCGGACGC